CTTACCACCTAACTCTTCAGGTAAAGTAATTGTACCTTTGAGATCGTACGACTTTGGGTTTTCTTTATTAACATTAGGAAAAACAACTCCTAATGATTTACGTTCAGCTCTTGGAGCTGCCTCTGTTATTGGTTGTGTTGTAGCGTTATCCATTGATAACTCCTTTAGTCTCTAGGTTTGATTTAACTTGGTTAAACCTTTCAAGAAATTCTGCATAAGCTATAGGATTAGATCCTTTAACTTCTTGCATAAGTTTTTGATTAGTTGTTAGCCAAGATTTGTAACTGCCGACGTGCGAGACTTGTGCCAAGTCGTTTAGTGCTGCTGTAAGTTTCTGGTCCTGTTGAACTATTGCACCAGATACTTCTTCAGCACTTGCTATTCTGTCATTAGTTAAGCCAAGCATTGCTAAAGCTCTTCCAACAGCAGAAGTTTCAGCGTTTTCTAACGCAGAAGTTTGATTGATCCTGGATGCAGCTCTTAATTCCTCTGCTAATCCAGTTGATACTAATTTACCATCTATAAATACTTCAGATCTAACGATAACTTTTTTATCGTCTTGATGAATTATGTCTGATGATATTGTTGCAGTAGTACCTAAATTTCTTCGTAAGATTCCAATCCGCAATGCAACAGTTGCGTAATCGTTGTTGTGTATTCTTATAGTTTGACCATTTAAACTTTTCTTAAAGTCGTTAATAGTTAAGACTAATTTATCAGCTGACATATGTAGTAACCTCCTGTTAGTATGATTGTGTAAGTGATTAGTGTTGGAGAGATCATTTCGTACTCCAAATTTCTTTTGCTCTTGCGAGGTGTTTAGCTCCAATATTCCAGTAAAAAGGATGCTCAAAATTAGGCTCACAATCCTTAGCAATTTCAGAAAGAATCATATCTGGTTCATCCAGGTCAACATATCTAGCCAACAACCTTTCTTTTCGAATACAGTTTTGTACTAACTGCTCATAATAATTTTTTAAGTTTGCTGGTTCTAAATCAGCACAATTCTTTTCTGTAAAAATAATAAAATCACCTTCAGTTAGGTAGATGAGATACGGAGATACCGTCATCTGTTTTCTTAGAGCGCAACAATAAAACGCCAACTGCTGAAGGTGAAGTATGTTAGGTGTGGATGGCAGTTTAGCCGATGAGAAAGACCTAGTGCCATCCTTCTTTACTCTACCAGGTCGTTGCCAAGACGTTTTCAATTCAAGGACCGAAAGGACATTGCTCCTAGCCATGACGCTAGAAGTTGCTGCAACAGATTGCTCTGAAGCATTAAAATCCTTGAAATGTAAATCAGTCCTACCAACGATTGGAAGAGAAAGTCTGTTGTCTGTATGGTTGATGCTATCTTCTGCAACAACTTCATTTGAATTTTGAACACCGATTTTGTCAAAAGCTATAAAGCCTTGCTGACAAGTTTGCGGTATAGTTTCTTGGTAATATTCTTTTTTTAATCTGTCTGTTTCATTTACAGGAACATACTCATTAAATTTTTCCATTGCTTTTGCAATAGCTTCGTCTTTAGATAATTTATCATTAGAGTGTGGTGCTAATTTTCTTTTGTTTGGATTGAACGACCAAATTTTATTTGAGTAATGCCATTGCATCGCATCGTTGACTGCAACACCTGAAGCCATATTTGCGGATCCATCAAATTCTCTTCTTTGTTCTTGAGTACTAAACAAATAACGGTACGCATATATTCCTAAAGGCATTGAACTTGAAGTGGGGGAGTGATGGTTAATTTTTAAAAGTTCATTTAATTTTTCAAAGCTTGTTAAGTTTTCATTTCCAGAAAGAAGTAATTCTTTTAAAGGATCTATAATCTTTGTTTGTTTAATCATGTCGAAATTTTACGACAGATACGAAAATTCAGTTATTGGATGTAAATGTAAATTAGTGCTTGTTTAGGATCTTAAGTCTTAAGAGTTCTTCTTAATGCCAAAGACATTTGACAAAGGTATATTGCTAGCTGTGACTGTATATGAAGGCTTAAGTTCATCTTCTATTTTAATCCAAGCTAAACCTTCTCTGTATCGCATCAACCACATAATTTTATAAACAACAACTCTTGGTGATATAGACCTAGATTGAGGACCTCTTTCTCCAGCATCATCTTTGTTATCTCTTCTGTTTCTTTCAAGTGTACTTTTTGAAATAATATTATTTAATAATAAAACCGCATCATCAGTAGTTACTGTTCGATCAGGATTTACATTATAATAATAATTTAAATCTTTAATCCATTTTCCATCAGTACCTCTATCTAATGTAATTTTTAATTCTTTAATCTGCTTTGGTAATTCAATTACTGTTGATTGTTTAGCTAGTTTTATTTTTTTATTAATAGCCATAATCTTAATTGCCAACCTCCTCTGGAGTTAAATTTAAACTATCTATTCCATAATCTTCTTCATAATTAGCAATCATTTCATCAACTGTTTTTTGTTCTTCTTGATCTAATACGTATTTAATCTTTTTAACTTTATCACCAATTATTTTTCTATCTTTTTCTGAACCATAAGTAGCTGTACTAATAACTTTATTAAGTTCTTTGTCGGCTTTAATTAATGATTTTACTTTTCTAGCTTCCATTAGATCCATAAAATCTGTTGTATCTTCATCAACAAAATCTTCTATTTCACTTTGTGCAGCACTTTTACGCTGTAGGTCTTTATAAAATTCTATTACTTGAGCATCACCTTTTCTACTTTTTGTATAAATTTCTTCGTAGGCTTTTAATATGGCAGATTTAATTGGATCATTAACTTTTCGATCTTCAACTAAAGCTACAACTGGAGCTACAAATTCTGGAGTAATATTTTCAATTATAATTTTTTGTTCTTCTGTTAATCCAATTATATCTTCGAATGAATTAAGATCTTCATCTGGCTCAACACCAGAAACATCAATAGCTGATGTATCAATAGTGTGTAGATCTACAGTTCTACCATCTTTGTTTTTTTTATAAGTACCAATAAAATATCTCATTCTAGTTTCATTATTTATTTTAGTTCCAATAACAACTATTTGATTTTCAAGAACTATATGTGAGTTTGTATTATGATAATAAGCAACATGACCATGATACGATGAATTTGGACTATCTATTTTTATAGCTTTAACATCAGGTCTATAAATTTCTCTTGGACATGTTACACTCAAAGGATCCTTTAAAGGAATAATCTCACTTGCATAAACATATAATTTTTCTATTAATAATTGTTCCATTGTATCTGTAGATCCCCAGACTGGAATTACTAAATCATTAAATAAAATTTTAGTTGGATCACATCCTAAAACTTTTGCATATTTAACAGCAGCGTTTCTTGAAATTTCAGTTTCTCCGTTAAGGTGTCTATAAATAGTTGCTTGATCAACACCAGCTAATGTTGCTAAATCTTTTTTTTGAATATCATTCTCTGACATTAATCTTTGTAATAAATTTTTTGGTTCTTCAATATCAAAAATTCCATAATTATTATTTTTATATAAACCTAAATTTAAAATAGTTTTATTTTTACTAGGTGCGTTTAATAAATTCATTAATGTTCTTTGCCATTGATGATTAAATTGTGTCGATAAACTTAGACTTATTTTTGACGCTTGTTTGGCTGCTACTGAATAAACTAATTCTGATGGACCGCTGATAACTCTAGTTACTATTTCTAAAGTTTTTAAGATTGATGTTCTTTTAATATCTTTTTTATGAATTGGAGCTTTCAAACTTTTGTTATAATAAAATTTAAATTTAACTGTTGCTTCAACAATATTATCTAACAATTTCATTTCTATTACTGGAAGTTCTTTTACATCTACGAATGTTGAAACTAATTGTCTTTCTGCGTGCCTATCTTTTAATTCTGGCTCAAATTTATTTATAAGTTTCATATATAGGTATTTATACACTTTTCGCATATATGCAAGACAAAAAATGTTTTATGCAAACTTTTACTTGTTTATCTATTTCAGTAGTTTAATGGCTATTTATGAGTAAAAAAGTCTATTTTAAAGGAGTTAAATTCTCTGGATATTCGAATTGGCATAGAGAACAGCATAATTCATTGGGTTTTTCTGATATTGACCAGGTCTCGACTTGTAATGCTTGTTTAAAGCCACTTTTTCTCGCAGAGACAGTTTTCGACAATAATCAAGGCTGGAATAAACCTCATAAAGTTACAAAGCAATTAGCTGAAATGGCTGGAATACCAGCTTTTATTGTTTGGTATAAACTCATCGAAGATCAGATGGCTTATGTCCATATCAAGAAGATAGCACCAGATTATAAGAATGGATTTTTATCAGAACCAATTAAATTATATCCAGATCAATGGCTTCAGTTCCTGGAGCATAAACAAGTTGAACATTATCCTCATTGCAAAAATAAAGAATTATTTATTAAAAAATTAAATCAAGATCCAATAGCACATAGGAGGAAAGCATTTGCGTCAATTTTATATTAGTGATCCCAGAATGTTTGAACTTAAAATGTCAGACTTTGATTTTAAATTATATTCTTATCTTTGTAAAAACTATGATCTTAAAAGATTAACTTCGTTTGTAAGAATGATTGATTGTGCTGACCACATGATAGTTCCATTAGATAAAATTAAAGCAGCTCTTCAAAGATTATCTTTAATGAATATAGATTACAAACCATTGATCACACATAAGAACTTCACATACTTTGATATGCCAAGATACAAACATTTCTTAGAGACTATTAAGTTTGTAAAGAACTTTTCTAATAAAGGTTTCAATAAAGTTAAACAGAATATTTACACTTATCAAAATGGTAACTATGACAATTGAAATTCAACTTAAAACCGCTGTATTTGCATTTACAAACCTTGTCAGCTTAATTGATGAGGCAGCTAGGACAGAACGATACTTAAGCAAACCAAAGCCTCCTAGAGCGAGCAGCATGTATGATTTGCTGGCTACTACTTATATGCAAGGCGACTGGGCTTACTATGAAAAGCAATTGCTAAAGTTAAGAGCAACACCAAGACAAGTTACACGTTGGGAGTTTGCTATTGAAGCATTGTTGGCGGTGGATGCAGACATTTCAGAAGATCCTATACTTGATAGACAAATTATTTGGATGAGAGCCAACAGACATAAATGGACAGACATTGGAAAACACTTTGGATTTACACGTCATCAAATAAGAAATAGGTATGAGAAAGTCCTAAGTAGGTTGTGTAATAAAATTAAAATAAACAATAAAAAGTATTGCAAATTAAACGAAATATTGTACTTAATTTGATAGTCTTAAAATCTTTTTAAAAAAATAAACTCTCCTATAAATAAAGTTAGAAAATAGTATCTAGTATATCTATCCAGGTACTGTATAATGAAACTATACAGCTTCTTACTCTTTCTTAAAACCGTACCAGAACGGATTTCAATAAATATATATTTTCTTTTTAATTTCTAAAACCGTTTATGGCAGCAAGACACAAATACAGACTTAAATGTCAGACAATAAATAAACAGAATAAACTTCCTTGCAAAGCATCAGGTATCAGAATGAATAATGGTAACATTAGATGCAGAATGCATGGAGGTTGGAGTACAGGACCTAAAACACCAGAAGGTAAGGCTAAAGCTTTACTTAACTTAAAACAGAATAATGTCTAATAAACTAGAATTAACACCAGCAATATCAGCTGATATAGAAACCTTATTGATGAATGGTACTCCTCTTACTACTATTTGCCAAACCAAAGGTTCTCCATCATTAAGTAAAGTTTATGAGTGGATCAGAACTGATAAAGAATTTGCCAACAAGATATTGACTGCTCGTAAGATAGCAGCTCAAACTTACCTTGATAAGATGATTACGGAACTTGAGACTGCAGACAATAAAAGTATTGCAATCACAAGAGAGAAGCTAATTCATTATCGTTGGATGGCTTCGAAGTTAGTAGCAGTCTATGGTGACAAGCAACAAATAGAAGTAGATCAGAAGATAGAAATAACCTGGAATGATCCAGATGCAGATAAGACATTCGAGAATGAGATTAAGAGAGTGTCAGATGTCGGTATTGTTTAGACAAACACAGTTCTCACACACGACATGAGGTTCGATAGTTACAGTATTAATAGAGTTATAGGATAATCAGCACCACTACAGCACCAAAGTTTGAATAAGCATTGGTAGTTACCGTAGAGCGATTGCCTGTCGTACAATCTATTTATTTCTGGACTATCTTTTTAGCGTTTTTATTAAAGAGCCATACCCCAGATTTTGACCGCCGACACTATTACATTAATCATCGGTAATTAAAACAAACAGACACATGAATAAATATATCAAAGACAAATATAAGAATGTGACCGCCATAAGCTTCAAGGCTTATAACAACGAATTACTAATAAGTTTTTCAGGATTTGATGAAGAAGAAGATCTTTACGATTTCTGTGAGTTTGTCTTTAACAAAATTAATATGAACTCAAACTTTAGCGATAGACCACCAACTATTCACTAATGAAAATACAAATTCCGTACACGCCACGAAAGCACCAGGCATACATTCATCAAGAATTAGACAAGCATAGATACGCTGTACTTTGCTGTCACAGAAGATTTGGTAAGACCGTTATGGTTCTTAACCATTTAATTCGTGCTGCCTTAACTAATACAAATCACAATCCCAGATATGCATATATAGCACCAACATATAAACAGGCTAAATCAATCGCATGGGATTACTTAAA